CAGTTGGTGCGCTTATGGTCTGATACTTCTCCAAATGTTGCCGTTGACACAGTTATTGTAACTGGAACATTGTCTACACAAGCACGTTCAGAGTTTGGAGCAGCTGGTGTAGTTCTCATTACTTGTCCTGTATCTGTGGCCACAAAGAACAATTCATCTTTAGATCCAATCATGGACCTTATACTAAATGGTGTGCCACTCCTTGAAAGTGAAAGTTCTGTCCAACAACCTGAGCCATTAGATCCCTCATCAGCAGTACCCATAATGGTAAAGCAAAGAAGCCTACCATCTCTCCAGGCGAACAGGTGCTGACCAAGTTCTGCAACGTGATCATCTTCAGTAGCATAGTTTGGACGTTTTGGTCCGACCCTATCAAGTCTATCACAGTTCTGTCCATTGGTATACCAGATGCCACCAAGTCTGTCTATAAATACTACTACTCCAGCTTCTGACCAAACGGTTGAGTAATTTTTATGGGTTTTTGTAGTGCGCCTTGGTGCGCCAACACCACCACGAACAAGTTCCATTCTAATAGCAGTTGCATCACTCGGAGAACCGTACTGAATAACCTTAGACAAATATCCTTTAATTCTGTATACACCGTCTGTATTGCTACCTGCAGATGTAATTACTATGATATCATCATTGATTACGTGCATGCCAGAGATGCTAACATCGGTCTTTCCAACTACAAGAACAGCTCGTGGATCGAATCTATCTATTTCCCCACCAGTAGAGAAATATATACCTCCCCTATGAGGACCAGTGTTTGAATCGTTAAGGATGTGGTGGGCAGTATTAAGATTAGACACCGCTTTAATTCTGGTATCTGCAGTTGATGATGTAATATAAACATATGTCCATGAGTCTGGTATAGGTTGATACGCACCTACTGCAACTCTATAGGTGTAAGCATATGATGTAGCTCCATTTATAATTGTGCTTGCTATAGTAGCACTGGTTGCTACAGTAAAGGTATTAGATGCTGGAGTGGCAACAATTGTTTGAGGACCATTAAGAGCTGCATCTACGTTTACAAGATCAACTTTATCCCCAGCGGTATAACCATGAGCAACACTTGTAGTTAACGTAGCAGTACCTGATGCTGCAACTTTATTAGTTACATATCTTTGGGTATTTATAGCATCTTTAATATATATCATTCCAGCACCTTCGTTAAACAAAACTCTTCCGTAAGATGGAATATTAGATGGAAATTCTGCCGCGAATGCTCCGTTCCAACTGGTTCTGGTTCCGTTACTGTGTGTTACATAACCCTCTACAGGAACAGGAGCTTGACTGGATTGATCAGACCTCCATTCTATATCTCCAAGAAGTAGAACAGAACCTTTCATTGCCCCTACGTTAGCCCTTGGGATAATACCTCTTCCAGGGAGAAGGGCTGCAACCGTATCAAGGTAAGTATATGGGTGAAATGCACGGTACGGTGATGTTCCTGTAATCCAGGTTGGGTAGTCAACAAGAGTACCAGATTGGTCTACCCTGGCTTTAATATAGTCTCCGCTTTGAGGGTCATGCATTGGAGTTCTACGAGGATTAGGGAAAGTTACAGCTTTTACAGATGGAACAGAAGTATCTACATATGCAACTACAGCACGTTGAGTAGTGGAGTCTGGAGATCCATTTACGGTAGTACTATGTATAAGAACAGCGCTTGTAAGTTCTACGTAAGAACCAGTATAGGTATCAAGTGATGAGTTTGTAGGAGTTGAAATGTTTGGAGTCTTTGCGTATTTGTAAACCTGAAAAGGTATTGACGTAATAAACTTATAATCAGTGTTGCTTGGTATGGTATCTTTAGCAGTTCCCGCAACATCGTAGTTTTCTGCTTGAGTAAGTTGAGTCCAAGTTACAGCATTAGCAACTGTATATGCTGCAGTAGATACTGGAGCAGTGCACCACCAAATAGTTCCGTTTGTTTTGATACCAACAAGAAAAGTACCAGCAGACGATATCAAAGGATATACTGCCTGGAAACCGGTTGCGGCTGTACCAATGGTTTGTATTGGCCACTGGCTTTCGAAGTTAAGTTCAGATGAAGGTATGATACCTTTTAGCTGTGCCCACTGTCTATCTGAGAAGTCATCAGGTACGACAGATTCTTGTATACCACCTGAGAAGTCGTTTATAGTTAGTTTCTGCATTTAGACCTCCATCAGGCTGGGCGGAACCAGGGGAAATATCGGGTAGAGTCAACTCCGTTCTGACCAAGTTGGAATGTTCTATTGTCGTGATCAAGTTCGTACATGGAGTACATTCCTTCCACAAGACCAACGTATTCTCCCATGTAGAATTGAGCTCTTTGTGTATCGTCAGACACAAATGACAAAGCTTTTACAGATGCTCTATAGGCAAGAGCAACATGGAACTGTGAGTCAAACAAAGGTTCATCTGTTCCAGATGCCAAAGACACGTTGGTTCGAGTGTAACGAATCTTTACGGTTTTGTTTAGATCTTGTTCTGGTGTGAATCTAAACACTCCAGAGAAGTTGACATCGTATCTTACACCAGAATCGTCTGGCATAATACCATCCAATTCAGGGTACTGGGTCATCTCGTCAGTATCTCCGTTTGGGCTGATGATGTAAGCAGACAGAACCCTTCTGGTTCCGTTTGTCAAGTTGATGGTATGAATTCCGTCAACGGCAGCTGGTACAGCGCCAGAGTGAGTTTGTTCCAACCAGTCCCAGTCTCGTTCGCGAGCAACCTCATTATAGGCCTCATTCAGCCAAGTATGTATGAGGGTATCTGATACAACGTCAGCAGAGATAATTCCTGTCAAGTCTCTGACATGTATTGTTAGTGCACTTCTGTTCATTTAATCTCCGTATGATCCTCATCAATAGCCGACAGTGGGGAACTTGCCCCCATAAAAGGCTAAAGCCCCCGCCCCTTTGGGGAGCGGAGGCCGTTGCCTTGCGACTACTGAGATTAGTAGGTGCGGATGAGAAGCCCGTTCGCACGACGCTCGTCAGTCCCGAAAGCAAGGGACGAAGCAAGCGGCACAACCGTGTCGAGGGTGCCCTCGAGCGGCTGAGCAGGGAACGCCTTCATGAATTCACCAGCGCAGTAGCTGAAGCGCAGCGACTTGGTGTTCAGGAAGTAGGCGCGGTCATCGTCGCAATCTGGATCAAGACGGATTTCCAGGTCGCCGAACTTCACCGAGGTGAAGCGGGTCTGGGCCTGGCCACCCTGGAGCAGTTGGTACTGACCCTTCTCGATCAAGAAGGCCTCGAACTCTTCGTACACGTCGAAGCCGACGATTGCAACGTCAGGACGCTTACGGGAGTTGCGGTAGATGTCGTTAGTCACCGTGCGGAAAGCCTCGACAACGTCAGCAGCAGAGTCCGCAATTTCGAAGCGGCTCGACTGCCAGTAGTCCTTGCCAGCGGAGTTGGGGTTGATACCGCCAACTGGAGTCCACTGTGCGTTGGAACCGTCGAAGTAGCTGTCCGAAGAAGCATTGCCGAACAACATGTCGAGCGGGATGAGCTCGCCGGTGTTGAAGGCAGAGGTGTTCTTGTGGAGTTCAGCCACGATGAAGTCCGCGTGATCAGCGGCGGCAGCCTTGACGTAGGCTTCGACCAGGTTCACGATTTGCTCGGGACCAGAGTTCTGAAGAACGTCGCGGTGCTTGACGCGATACGGGGTGATGATGGTGTTGGCCCAGTCGTACACGGCGGAACCGAGGATGTCGGTCGACACAGAAGTGCTGTGCGTACCCGAAGCATCGGTGTAGCCGGTAGCGGACAGGTTAGCCGCGCGAAGCGGGATAACCAGGCCACGTCCAGTCTGCGATTTAGCAGACTTCTTGAAAAGCTCAAGAACTGGGTGCTCCAAGAGCACGTTGTCTACGAGCTGCTTTTCGTACTTCTGTAGAGTAGAAGTGAAAAGTTGGGTGAATGCGTTGTCACCAAGAGCCATGATTGTTTCCTCCTAAGGATTGTTAGTTATGGCGTGATACTGGTCCAATCCTCAGATTTCATCTCAATCGACTGAAAGTTCTTTCATCGACTGGCGGATGATATCCTCCAGACTGGAGTCGCCTGTTACTGGCTGGGCACCAGAGGCACCTGCACCAGACCGCCCGACGACCGAAGCGGCTTTCTTTTGCTTGGCTCGTTCCTTGGTCTTGACTGCTGCAGCTTTCTTCTTCTTCGTCTCTTCGTACTTGAGAGCCTTATATGCTGCTTCAAGATTCGTGAGTTCGTTTTCGTAAGCGTACTGCGCAATCCTTGCTCGGAATGCCTCGCGTTGTGTCTTATTAAGGCTCACTCCCTCAGCTTCGATGATCCTGTCAATTTGCTTGTCGTACTCGGACAATGCCTTCTGTACTTCATGCTCATATTGGACCTTCTGTTGCTGAACAGCTTGCTCCTTTTCAGAACGTGAAACTGTTTTACGCAGCGTCTCTACTTCAGATTCCTGGCCCCAAGCCCTCTGCATCTCTGGCGTAATGCCAAACATTTCCATGAAGTCTCTTTCAAGAAGATTGGCCGAAGCCAACTCCTTAATCAAGAGAGCAACTGCATGTGTTGGATTCTCCGTGTTAGACGTAAAGTGCGTCAACACTGTAATTGGATTATCCTCCCATGCCTGCTCAAGTGTTTGAAGAGAAGATAGGGATTCTGATACTTCCCCAATAGCTCTTTCAAACTCTTGCTTCTCAGCTGCGAGAGCCTGTGCCTTGCGAGTATAGTCCGCTTGGCGTTGGTATCCATCGAGGGCTTCTTTGAGTGTTACCTCAACGACCTCTCCGTCTACCTTAACCTGGAACGTTTCCTCCAGGCTTGGATTAACCTCTTCGTCATCCTCTTCCTTATCAAGGGGTTCCTCGATAGATTCGTCCTCATCTTCGTCGACGAGATCTGCAATGAGATCATCAACTGTGACTTCGGAATCATCCGCCTCCTGTGGCTCCTGGTTGACCGCACCCTCTTGGGTTTCCGGTTCCACTGCTGCCAAGGATTCTTGAATGATGTCTGACAATGATTGGTTTTCCATGTTTCCTCCAGTATCGAGTCCCATAGCCAGTTGTCCAACTTTAGGATCTGGGTTAGGTTTGTTCGCGAGAATACGGGAATATATTCTCTATATATAGCCGCGAGTGGGGAGGTTTTTCTCCCCACCCCCATCAACTCTTGGTGATTCGGCGGACCGTGGAGGCTATGCGATCCAGGGTCTGCCCGCTGATGTTCGACGACATAAGTTTGAGGAACATGTATCGTTGATCGTCGGTCATGGGGCGCATGAGGTCGGATACCTGTTGTGCAAGGATTGGTGGTACATAGTCATATTTATTTTCCAGTTGTTTTTGGATGACAGGCCATACCTTTCCTGTCCATTCGCGGGGAATGTCAGCGTTCTCGAGTGTTTGCATATCCTTAGTAAATTTTTCAATACCTGTTTGGTATACTATTTTCTTTAGATTAAAATTTTTAGATTTAGCCACTTGATCGTCTATTATAGTGTCCATCTTGTCCCTAAGCAAATCCTCCTCCTTTCTCCAAGGATTATAAAATCCTCGCCCGCCGCGTTTATATAGTTGGTATAGGTCATCAAGACGTTTTTGATATTCCCCACCCGTCAACTCACCAGGCTTACCACCCTTCCAGCCCCAATCGTCTACGACTTTAGCAACACCTTTAACTATTCTTTCTAAGCCTTCTTTCTTAGCGTTCATGATGGTCTCCTATAAAGTTTCTTGGCTGTAGTAGCAGCCGTTTCCAGGGTTCCTGACCACTTGGGAAGCAGGCCCAGGAAGGTCTGACGTTGTTCGTCGGTCATGGGTCTCATTAGGTCTGATATCTTTTGCACCGCTATAGGAGTGTTATATTGTAAGTCGTAAATGAACAATGAACTTGGAGCTCTATCCATAGCATCTGCAACTTTTCCAGTCCACTTTCGTGGTATTCCAGCGTCTTCCATCATCTTGAACCTCTGCAAATCATAAATTGCTTCGGGTTCAAAACTTCCTTTAACCATAGTTTTAAACTTTGTTTTTAAACTTGGATACTTTGACCTATCTCTTTGTTTTTGCACAGCATCACTTAGAACAGTTAATTCCCTCCAAGCGTTATCAGACTCTCGAGAAAAATTATTATGGGCTATACGCTCAGCCTCTTTAAGTTTATCCATAATGTCAAAGTCATCATTAAGACCAGTTAGTTCCGATAGTCTGCGATTAAACTCTGTACCACTGATCTCACCAGCTTTCATCTGCTTTGGGTCCCATCCCCAATCGTCTACGACTTTAGCAACACCTTTAACTATTCTTTCTAAGCCTTCACGTTTTGCGTTCATGATGGTCTCGTTGGTTTCCTATACAGTTTCTTGGCTGTAGATCCTAACTGTTCAATCGACTGTGACCAATTTGGAAGTAAGTTTATGAATGTAGATCTTTGCTCATTGGTAAGACCACGCATTGCTTTAGCTATTTCTTTTGGATACGGATATTCAATTCCAGACAAATATGGATTTTTCTGATAGGCTAAAAATACTTTACCTGTCCACTCTCTTGGTATTCCCGCTTGTTCCAAAATACTGAACTGATAAGCAATTCCATTAATTGCCGAATTACTGATGTCATATATATCTTGCAAATGCAAGTTATCGGCGTTAATGTTAGGATCTAAGCCTACGCGCTTTCTTACATAATCTACAAACTCTTTATTGGAGCTTTGTAAAAGCTGATTTAAAAACTTATAATTAGTTTTAGCAAAATGTCTGGTATAAGCATTTTCTAAATCCATCTCAGCTTCGTAGGAATCAGCATCGAAGTCATCACTGTATTCTTCTTCAATTTCTTTATAGGCTTTGCGCTCAGCTTGATCACTTTTCTTCATTACCTCTGTGCCAGATATTTCATTGACAACTGTAGGTTTGCCACGTACTTTAATCTTTTTGCCTTTCTTGGCACCAGACCAAACAAAGTCAGCAAAGTCATCTACTCCTTTTGCAAGTATTTCTAAACCTTCACGTTTTGCGTTCACGGCTTAGTCCTCGTCTTCTGTCTCTGCTTCTTCCTCGGAGTCGTCTTCTTCTTCGTACTCTTCTTCTTCGTACTCTTCTTCCTTGCCCATGGTCCACTTGTGTCCACACTTAGGACACTCTACCTTATGTGCAGGGATAGTCTTCGACCCCTCTTCAGACATCTTTTTCAATGCTTCGAGTTTTGCTTTTTTCATAGCGCTATACCTCCCATGCCCGCTGCTGGAACTGGAGCTCCACCAAGTGCCGATAGATCTTGCATCATCGGACTATTCATCTCTGGGGATACAGCAGGCTGTTCACCCATAGCCTCCATTGGGGAGCCAAGCATTTGCATCAACTCTGGTGGAAGCTGCTGCTCTGGTCCCATAGGGGGCATACCCTCTGGTCCCATTGGCATTCCTTCTGGGGCGACTGGTTCTGGTCTGATTAGCAAATGATCTGGATTGAATCCCATGTATTGTAGAGCTGTTCGTAGTGAAGGCTCTGGATCATATCCAAAGTTTGCCAAGGTAGGAATAACTACGTTGAGCATTTCAAGTCCTTGACGAGCACGGCTTGCTGGGTTGATGGCCTGTGTGGATCCACCTTCGGCCTCAATAGAAAACTCTCCTTCGATGTCTCCTGGAGATATTTGCAACCACATTGGTGCATTAGGACCAGCAATACGAATTGCTTTATCCTCAGCCATGAACTGTTGAGATAGGGCAAGTATTCGAGTACCAATCTCTCTTGATGCTTTTTCAACATTGGTCATCTTATCCATTGCTCGAGTTGTGGTAGCTCCCTCAAGGGCAGCAGCAGCCGTAGCAGGAACTCGAGAAGCTGACTGTAGAGAACCGGCTTGTAGGTCAGATATACCAAGGATACGCTGCATGTAGTCTTGCAGTTTTCCTTCCATCATGTAGTTGTCTGCTGGAGTAGCCTGGCGCTGAACCGGAACAAGAACCTCATTCATGGTAACGTTTCCAGGAAGATCGACAGGTATGACCTGGTCGGGTCGGTTTTCCTGCAAGGCCTTAGAGAGCTCTGGTGTAAGAACTTTCTTGTTAATGAAGTACTTGTTACCAACACGCTTAAGGTCGTTGATCTCAGCAACCATAATCTCATTGATCATCAACTGGATGCCGGCAATATTCTCGAGGTCTCCAAACGACCAACAAGTTGAACCACCGTCTGAGAAGTTTCGCATGTGTACGAATGGTGAGTAACGATGAGCGTATGGTATTTCTCCTTCAAACAATGCGCGGTCTGCATCCATCTGGAACACGCATAGTGTACGAGCCTTCATGTCGTAAAACTCATAGATGGTAGTGTATTGAAATACTTCTGGGAGACCTTCTTCTCTCATTTCAAAGTGATCAATAGTTGCTCTGTCAATGTAATTTGTATCAATCTTTATTTCTTTGACAGCACTCTTATCAAACATTGGATTGTTCTTGATATCTTCAATAGGCAACCTTAGACGTTGACAAACCCAACGAGCGTTGTTCAACCTACGTGCATCTGCTGGCAAGAACAAATCGTAAGGAGATACATACTCAACGTATGGCTCATCTTCTAAAACAAGTTGTTCTGTTAGTGAAATAGATTCTACGATGTCATTAACAGTCTCATCGGTAACATCCAGACCAGTCTCAAGAGCGATCTCACTGGCTGCTTCAATCAAAGTCTGAGTATCGTTTACAACGTCTTCAGATGCTCTATCAATGGTTGCTTCATCGTAAGACCAGCCAACTTTGCAAAAACCGTTTCCAAGGAGAACCATGTCCTGGGTCATGTCGCGCAGGACTTCTGTTGCATTGGCTCGACGCCAGTAGTAATCCAAAACAGACTTTGCAATACTTCCGTTTTGCTCAACCACCAATGGGTCACCATCAGTTGGAGTTATGATAAATTTAGGATCACGTGCAGCCACCGAGTTGATTAGCAGGGTAAGGTGCGGAAGCACCATGTTTACGGTGCGCAGGAACGATCCAGGAATAGGGAATGGAAGGATACGGTTCAAGTCAAGCTGAGTCAACTCGCGTTGTGCGCCGGTACGGTACAGGGCCTCGAGCAATCTCCAGTGCTCGTGCACTGGTTCCATACGACGGATAGCATCGCGTATAGCAGCCTGTTTATCTTTCAGTGTGTATGAACTTTTATATTTAGCCACGGTAACCTCTCGGAGTGTAAAGCATTTCTGTAGATATGACGAAGGACTCCATTGCCTGTCTCTGTTGTTCTTCCATCTCTTCTATCATTTTATTGCGCGATTCCCTGAGGTGGGACAGGTTTAGGCTCGTCTTTGGTCGCCACTGAACCTCCTCAGTATTAGCCTCCTGTGGGGAGGCTTCCGTATATTCCTCGATAAGTATCCATAGGCCTATGGCCAGAGACATTACCAAGTCGTCATGGCATCCTACGTCTGCAGCATAGCGTATATTGCCATTAGCGGTCTCTTGAGCAACGAATTGTCCAAGCTCTACTCGCAGGGCTGGGTGAATACCACGTAGTGGTGTTTGGTTATCAGACACAATCAGGTATTTTGCTAACCTGTCAATTACGGCACGACGTCTATCCACCGTCATTGGGAACGCAAACAACCGAGTGCCTTTACTTTTGCGTGATCCAGCTGCAGTGTGCATGTATGGGTTCGGATAATCGAGGTGTCTATGCAGTTCGTTGATGGGCAATGAGCCTTGACCACCCTGATCTTCGACGGCAAGCTTCGCGGCCCACTCACGTCCCGAAAAAAATCTACCAAGTCTGTCAAGTGCTGACGCAAATTCGGTGGGATGTGTGATATTGCTGTGGTAGTAGCCAACAATCTCTGGATTTCCATCCTCATCGAGCGTTAAAACGTGCGCAGTAGCGTAGTCATTGCCTACACCTTGCGATGGGTCAGCTCCGATCACGTAAAAACCCTTAGGATCTGGTTCAAGGGTAGCTAAATGCAGTGGTCCACCGTCATCGTGCACGAATTCGAGTGTATGATCGTTACGCCATTCAATATTTCCGCGAAAAGGGAAAGCAGTGTAGTCAGTTTCTGGGGGTAAGCCCACAAATCGTGGACGTCCAGACTCTCTGAACGCTTCTTCTTCTGTTTCTGGGTACTCTTGGAAGAATCTCCACGGTTGGTCTGCAAATTCCCGACGCTTCAGGTCATATTTTGAGTTGCATGGTACGTTTTGGTGTGGCTCACCACCGCACCAATTGCAATGTTCACCGCATCTCATGAACGGAGACACCATCCAGGGTCGGAAGAACGCCACAAACTGGCTTTCCTTCCTCTGTGCGGCCCTATAAGTCTTGGCAAAACGGTTGTAGGCGCCTCGAGCAGTGCTTACAATCATCATAGAACCGCCTGCGTCGGTCGTTGGTAGCAAGGTTCTGAGCACATCTTCCTGCAAACTGGCGGGTTCGACGAGCGCGGCCTCGTCCCACAGCACGAATGTGGCCGTTTCACCTGCGAACACACCGCCGGTAGCGGGGTTTGCCTTCAAGTTTGACACCATTCCGTCGTTAAACTCGAATGCAATACCCGTAGATGAGTCGTTTTTGATCTTAGGACCCCTCTCCTTCATCCAGGGAGGCAGGAACTGGTAAGCCAGGCGTGCCTGGGCCAGGTTCTTGTTAGATGATTTCTGGGTTTCTGAGACGATCAGGATCGTCGCTCCTGGCCTGAAGAGGGCCAACCATAGGGCATGGGCCATTCCGAGCGTTGTAAAGCCAATCTGACGCGCCTTGAGGGCAATTACGAAGCGGTTGGTTTTAGATAGATCAAGAAGTTCTTCTTGGTAATCGAATAGATTGAATCTGGTTCGTCCACGTGGATCTTCCATGGATGGAATCCATACGTAGTTTTCTATAAAATAGGTTTCATCTTTGGCACAACGGCGCCACTCAAGTTCCACCCACAATCTGTTTAACTCTTTTTCGCGCTTTGCGTCAGTCATTTGGGATCTCCTTCGCCGTGTGCATTGTTGGCCAAAAGTCTTGGTGCCACACACAGGCCACGTCTTTGCTTATTCTTACTTGTTTAGCTCCGCACCAACATACAACAGGCTCATCTGGATCTTCTTCTTCCTCGTCTTCTGGCTTCACAGCGCCGTACCAATACTCAAGATGCTTCTCTTGGCCCTCTCCTGGGTACTCATTGAAGACGTGAAGTACGGTAATCATCATGGGCCCTCGCATTGCCACCCCAAGGAACGAAGATAATCAGCTACCATATCTGGACCTATTGCAACTACAGCCTTTACAACAAGGTCCTCAAGATCCAGGTTCGCCAGGTCTGCAGTTCTGCTGGCTGCCTCTTCCTCGACGAAGGGTTTGCCGTAGGTCTTAAAGTACAACTCGAGGTATTTAGGGTTGCCTTGCTTGGCTCCCTCAACCAGGGCCGCTTTAACAACTTGGTAATCGCCCTCGTCACCCGTCCCAACCTCAGCTGTGACGGATGTCACACTCTTTCCATCCTCGAGATCTTGCAGGCGGGCCTGAAACTCGGGCAATGATTTCCATCGGCGAAGAGTGCGCGTCGACACCCCATGCTTCTCCGCCCAGGCGGTTTCCGTCGAAATGACACCACGCTCACTTGGGGTCTTAAGCGACCACACCAAAAAGGCGTTCATTAGATCGTTTGAACTTTTAGTCATGGTACACCTCGGGTAAAAGAAAAGGGTATACAGCAGACGGTATAGGCCGAGAGCTATATAACATAGTGCTCACCGTTGGGGGTAAAACACCGCTCCCAAGGTACCGGTTCAATCCGGAATCGGCCCCAATGGGCCGATCCAGTGACCGGCTCCTGTATCGGCCTTAGGGCCGATCCGGTTACCGGAGCACCGGTGTACCGGTGTCCTGTACCCTGGGCTTTATATATAGCCGCCAGTGGGGAGAAAAAACTCCCCATGTGCCTAAGGTCACAACCGGCAGCGGCTGGGCCGCTCAGGCGGCACCTGTGCCGTCGTACAGTCCGTGCTGTAAGGCAAGAAACGGGACGGGGTGCACAGCGGACACCGTAGTGCAAAACGACCGCACAACATCCGCATCATGTCCGTAGATCTGTCCATCGCCTGTACTCCAGGATGTCCGACTTCAAAAATGAGCAAAAAATGTCGCTGACCCAGTATATATAGACCCCCCCGCCCACAGGGGGGAAGCGGGGGTCCAGGGGCCGGTTGCGGGTTGCGCCGGTTGCGCCGGTCCCTGGGTCCGGTGCCTGTGTTGCGTGCTGGTTTTGGTCTACGTAAAACCGGTGCCCATCTACAGCCGGAATCGGGACGGGGCCCAGGGTCCCCTGGCCATCCGGTTCCCATGTCGCTCTTGTATCTTTATGCAAGTTACTGTATAATTATTCAGATGTATTTTTATGCATGTCGCTGTATAAGTATGCATGCAATTTTATGCACTTTGCTGTATAGTTATACATACAAGACATCCCTTTATATCTTGCTCTTTGCTAAAGGTTTTCCTTTAAAGGTGGATCTTGGTATTTACGTCGTTTTCTCAAGGTACAATCTGTACTAACTTTTTCTTGAATATCGTGCAATTTTAAAATTACTGCACACTCTCTTAATCAACACTTTAAAAGGAGGTGAATATGAAAAAGAGCAACAACCCATTTCTTGCAGCGTGGAACGCAGCAATCAATGAGGCCCTGGATAATATCGACAAACTCGATGCCAAGCAAATCGAGGACCTCGACAAGGCCTTGAAAGAGAGCCACTCTCGCCGCACGGCGAAGCGATACAACGCTTAATAATAAAAGACGCTAAAGGCATACACCCTGGTTCGAGTCCAGGGAGCGTACGGAGGTGAAAAACATGAAACATTGCAACTACAGAAACGAAAGCTGTGGCGCACCCGCTACAAAATCTATTCGGCAATATGTCAAAACCGACATACGTGGAAAACAGATTTTCCGCACCGAAAAAGTTTGTGGCGATTGTGCTCAGTGGCACGATGAAATTGAGTACGAAAATTCTCAACTTTCCGCGTACTACGATTGATCGAAACCGCCCGCCAGGGGTCCTGTACCCTGGCGGCGCTGGAATCAACGTTAACGGCATACATCTTGGTTCGAGTCCAAGAAACGTACTAAGGTCAAGCAAACCGCCCTACAATCGGTAGCACACAAATCGCTCTACAAGGAGGTGAAAATATGAGCAACACAACAAACCACCCACAAGTTGGAGATGAGGGTTACACCCAAGTCTGGACTGACCGCTGGCCGGTAACCGTAATCGCCGTATCAGGCAACACGGTAACGGTGCAAGAGGACAGCTACTCTGAGACTAAGCCCTATAGCAACGATTGGATAATCGTTCCTAACCCAAACGGCAGAATCTCTACCTACACCCTTCGCAAAAACGGGCGTTGGATTCTCAAAGGGTCTTCGATGAAAAACGGCTTCGTCTTGAGGTTCAACCACAACGACAGTGATTTTCAACGGAGGTACTACGATTACTCGCTGTAATCTACAGCTGTAATCAGCCCGCGCCGTTCGGCGGCGCACGGTGGTTCGAATCCACCGGCGGGCTCTAAGGCCAGGCAAACCGAGCCTCAAATCGGTAGCACATAGATCGCTCTACAAGGAGGTGAAAATATGAGCAACGATTACATCACTAAGAAATCTCAAGTCAAGTTTGTACAACGCGAGATGTTTACTTGTGAGGGTTTCGAATTTATCAATGAGGCTTCACTCGCTCTGGCCGCCCTGGGCAGAAGCACTTGGTTCAAAGATGCAAACCTTCACTTGAAACAAGATTACGCAGTTGAATTTAAAACAAATTCAAGACTTCACAGAACTATCTGGAAGACGACATACAAACAGCCTCGAACTGTTGTAATAACTCATTCAACTTATCACGAAGATAAAGTGAGTTGGGTACAACTTATGGCCTCTGTTCTTTGGAACACTACATCAATTTTCAAAGACGGAACTTATGGCCATAAGAGTCATGGCTCTGTGGGATTAGAGAGAACCGCTTTGATCTACGTAACAGAGAAACGCTTCGGCATAAAGTTTCCAAAACACAAATACAATGATTTGGAACAGATAAGCATACCTAACTTGGTTGACAAGTTGGAAGACCTTGTTTGGACAAAACTTGCAAATGACGGAGTGTACTTTAGAGACTCTGAGTATAGAAAAGCAGCCATGCTTGAGAGGCTTGATAAGATCCGTGAAACTCGTAAACAAGAGACACGTGAATCTTCTCTCGCCGCTCTTGAAGCCAGAGCAGCAGCCAGGAACTCTCAGGAGTCTCTTGACAAACCAGAAACTACCCTGGACAATAGGTAGTCCGGCACCTCAGCGGCCCTGAGGTACAACAACCAAACACCATGGAGGTAAAACATGGAACTCAATAAACAAGGAGGTGAAAAGATGACACGCATTACAGATCGATCAAATCGAATTCTTGCACTCGCTCGAAAACGAGCACGCATGGACCTCGAGGGTCTCGAACTCTCTCGCAAAGAGTACCGTGAGAAGGAGGCACAACTTACAGCTACAATTCTCGATGACATCATCTCTTCTCTTCTTCTTCAAGTGGAGGGTTCTCTATCATGAGACACTACGACATTTGGGAACGCAATTGCCATGAGTGCACCCGTCGCTTTGATCTATGTAACAACATAGATTGTGAAGAGTGGTACGCAGGTCACGATTGTGAAAGTCAGCTACAGCAACAACAGTACACAAACAAGGAGGTGAACAAATGAGAACAGGTTTCGAAACCGCCGTCCCCGTCAATGAGACGGTGACTTCCTCGCAAGAGGAAAGGGCAGAAGCCCACCGCCGCTACCGCGTGCTCGATATGATTATCGATGCCGCGGAAGCCGGCGACACGGAGACCGTGAAGGCACTCGCCTCCACTCTCTAAACCAAAGAGCCCCACCCCCCAACCTTTTATCGGTGGCGCGGGGGGTGGGCTCCGAGGAGGACACTGGCTCTTCTCCTGTCGGTGTCTTCCTCGGAGCAGGACGGCTCCATTCCCAAACACCGTCCATTTCACAAAGGAGCAATATGCCATATCAACCCAACAAAGGTGAATCTGCCTACTGGATATTTGAAGTAGACCAGATCGCCCCAACGGTAGTCAAGGACCTGACCCGTTCAGCTGTCGCACTGCGAGAGCAGGCACGGGCGGCAAAGACCCAGGCAGAGAGAGACTCTCTCCGCTACGAGGCCGAGGGATACTATCTCGAGGCCGAAAGGGTTATCCGTGCTACCTATGGGGATTCACGCCTTGCCGATGAGATCGACTCAGCAGTTTGGAACGCGATTAGCGCTATCAAAATGCCAGAGTCCGAGACTGTCTAAGTAAACGGATACAAGAGACCCTCCGCATGAGCGGGGGGTCTTTCTTGTTATATGGTAAAGCTTTTTTTGTTGAGTCAGTTGCCAATTATGAATCGATCAAAAACCCTATGTATCAAGGGGATTCCTGGTAGACTTGTTTCCCCCAGGCTGGTCTCCCTGGCTCGGGGTGTGCGCCCCTGTAGGATACAGGCACAATGTCCCACATGCAGCCGTATAGCACGGACTGTCTCCAGTACTGGTTACTGGAGCCGCCGCGAGGCGGCTACCGGTTAACCGGTAACCGGACATGGAGACATGGTATAATTAGGTTTATTCTCTTGGAGAAAAAAAATCTAAAGAAACCCATGCATCTTTCTGTTTTCCCTGTACTATATTCTTCGACCCACTTAGGAGGTGGTAACATGCAAGACATTGCAAATAAAATAATAGCAGCGGCAATTCCCGTTCCGTATGATCGGGATGCCCCTGTGGTGAAAGAGTTGCGCAGGCTCGGTTACATCGATCTTCGCACTCTTATGGATGACATCGACGAGGCACACTCAAGAACGAATCGTGCCCATGTTCGATATCTGGCTGCACTCATGCCAGAACTTTCTTTGAACAAGTTGTCATCAGCCATAACTGGCATCATCTCGAACAACAATTTGATCGAGAGAGATGTCCGTCTTATCTTGGAGGGCCGGTCCCTCTGGGACCCGACTCGCCGGACTCGCGAGGTTGCCCTGGAAGCAATTCAAACTATAGGCAGAAGCCTTAGTGCAGGAAAGACTCGAGAGGCTGCGGCTCGTGCTGCAGGTGTGAGTCTCAACACCGTTGAGGCCATCGATAATTATCTCGGACTCTCTACTGCATACGCAGACAAATTGTTTTCGTCTGTGGTTGATTGTGTTCGAGATGGTCTCAGCGTGAGAGAGACCGCGAAGTTCGTCGGAGTCTCGAGGAGCAGGGCTCATCGTCTTGTTCAGCGTGCTCGTGAAGTTCTTGTCGAGATCGGTGAGGTTGTAAAATGACCCAGAGATACGGACACCCAGACACCAAGGACACCTTGCAGATGGCACACTATTATCTCGGGGACCTTTACTTCAATGCATCCATCGAGGATGATGAGAAGAAACTCGAAGAGATCAAAACTTTTCTTCGAAGCAGACAGACATGGAGGAACGAGAAATGATAATCAAACTTTTGTTGATCTTCTTCATCTCGTTGATTGTTAGCAACATCTTGAAAGTTAACTACAACACAGAGAAAGGATGCAATTCTGTGGCTTATGTATTCTTCGGAACCATCGGCACAATAGTAACACTTGCTTACATCTTCGGTGGAGGTATCTCGTGAGAAAGAAACTATCAACCGTTGAGTACACCCGACAGATTGCAGTAGCCATGGGCCTCGGTGGTTGGATCATCGAGGAGACAGAGGCACCAGCCAGTGAGGGATGCCTTGCCGAGATTGAGCCCACCTACGGACAGAGACACGCAAAGCTTTCTCTGTGCA